AAGCCGATACGATTAGCGAGTAACGTAGCCTTTAAAGCCATTACTCCGGTTTTAATAGCCGTTATAGCAGTTGAGATCTTAGGCGCTAACGTCATAATAGTACCTACGGCTGAGATAAGCTTACCTGTGATGATAAGTACCGGACCTAAAGCCGTTATTAGTGCCAATACTATAAGTATGATCTGTTGAATCCCTGGCGATAAGTTACTAAACCAGGTCGTTAACTTCTCTACGCTCTTAGACACTTTTTCGATTAATGGAGCCAGGGCACTAAGAGCCGTTTGTCCTAAAGTAATACCGGCATTTTTAAGTTCGTTAATAGCGACCTTAGCCTTTTTACTAGGCGTGTCTAGCTTTCCCATAGCCTCGCCGGTAGCTCCGGTAGAGGCTATCATATCCTTAGCCATAGCATTAAAGCTCTCGGCTCCGTCGGATAATAGTGTTAATCCGGCTTTTCCGGCCTCGGACGATTGCCATAGTTCATTAAAGCTGACTCCGGATTTATCCGCGTGGTCTTTTACGATCTGTAGAACGTCTCCGACGCTCTTACCCTCGCCTATTAACTCCTGGAATGACTTACCGGTCTCCTCTTTAAGCGCTTGTCCGACCTTAGTAGACGACTTACCTAACTCGTTTAGCATGGAATTCATGTAAGTAGTAGACTCGGCGGTCGCGATACCTTTAGCGGTCATGATCGCATAACCGGCGGTAATCTGTTCCAGGCCTACGCCCATAGAATTAGCGGTAGGTATGATTTTACCCATACTAGAGGCTAACTCCGCTACGGTCGTTTTACCTTTATTCTGAGTATTGATAAGCATATCCGACACGGATCCAACCTTATCAGCCTCCAGGCCGTAAGCGTTCATAATAGTAGTTAAGACGTCGATAGCGCTAGCGGTATCGGTAAAGCCGGCTTTAGCTAGGCTAGTAGCATTACTAACGAAGTTAACCGCGTCGGCGGTACTCTGACCGGCTGAGATTGCGTTATAGGTCGCGTCGGCGATATCATTAGCGCTAATACCGGTCTGATTGCTTAGATCTATGATCTGAGCGCTTAAGTCATCTAAGGATACGGCGCTAGTATCGGCAATCGTATTAACCTTAGCCATAGCGTCTTGAAAATTAGACGCTAAAGCAACAGATCCGCCTAGCACCGCTCCGGTAGCTCCGGAGATAACGCTAAACTTTTTACCGACGGCCTCTACCTTGCCTCCGACTTTTTCGAGTTCTTGTCCTACTTGTGCGATCTGTTGAGCGCCTACAGATCCAAACTCTTTTTGAGCCTCTTTAAGTCCCTTTAACTTATTCTCAGTACTAGCTATCTCTCTCTGTAGGTTGCGGTACTCCTCCTCGGTCAACTTAATTTCTCCGGAGTCGGCTTTAGCTAAGACCTCTTTTAAGAATTTTAGCTTAATCTCTGTCTCTCCGATTGAATTTTTAAGTAAATCCGACTTTTGGGCCAATAGCGTTACGTTTTTTGGATCGAATTTTAAGAGAGTGTTAACTCCCTTTAATTCCTTTTGTAAGGCGGTACTCTGTTTAGTGGCGTTCGATAAGGATCTTCCTAGCTCGGTTGTATCGCCTCCGATTTTGACGGTTATACCTTTAATCCCTCCGGCCATAGATAATCACCTCCTTAATGCTTAAATTTTTCGCGTAAACTCTTACGATCCGGGTTAGTTTGCTCGAGCCTCCAGGCGTTATCTAGGTACTTTCGGCCCTCCTCGGACTGATTGAGCTTGTAGATAAACGCGTCACGCCTAAGTGCCAAATAATCTATATAATCCAACTCCTCAACCTCGTAGAGATTTAAGCCGGCGTAATCGGCTACCAATTTCTCGAAAGTTGTTGTGATTTCATACTTATTTCCCTTACCGTCGTCGTCTGACGGATAGTAAGGGAGCTTTAGTTTTTTCCGGCGGTTTCCTCATTGATAAAGTCCATATAAGCGTCGAAAAAGGTCATAATATCCTCAAAATCGAAAATCTCCTCGAGTAATTCCGCCTCGATCTTTACGCCTCCCTTGTTGTGGCTCATAATCTCAGCGGTTAAGGAGTAAAGCTCGTCTAAGGTCTCCTCAGAAATATTGTTAGTCTCCTCGATCTCTGTCATTGTGTCCTTAAGACCGATGATAGCCGATAATACTCTCTTAGTAGGAGCGCTAATCATAACGGTAGTCTGATTATCATCAGCCAGGGTTACGGCTAAATATTTCTTTTTCAGATTGTTAAAATTTAGTGATTTACTCATTTATTACACCTCCATAGTAAAAAAGGCGAAGAGTAAACACGCTCCGCCTAAGTATCAGTTTTTAACCGCCTACAGTTGTAGTCATTTCCTCATTATACTCAATGAGAGTACCCTCATTGTCCATAGGTAAGCACTTAAACTCAGCGTCAATAACTGTTTCTTTGTCCTTAGCGAACGCTAAAGTAAAGCCAGCCTGGTTTACGCCACGGATAGTAACCCATACGTCTCCGTCCTGGTTATCGGTATGATGGAAACAAAGCGCGTAAGACTTACCGTTATTGTTAGCAACTCCACCGATTTTTACGGTACGGATACCGCCATTTTCAGTTACACGAGCGGTACTAGCTAACTTCTCTAAGGTCTTACCGTTCCAGGTAAGAACGCCACTCTTAAGAGTAGCCTCTTCTTCTGTGATGATGGTCTTACTAACCTTACCGGAGTCGTCCTTAGCCTCATAAAATGTAGGCTTATATTCGAGAGACGCGCCTCCCTGGATACGTCCTAAAAGGTCTGTATCTGTAAACTCTGTATAAGCCGGTACGCCCTTAGTAGCGTCGTACTCTTTAATCATAAGATCGCCGGATCCCAAAGTAATAACCTCGGCGTCTCTATTCTTAACCTCAGCCATATTTTTTTATCTCCTTTATTTTTCTAAAAATTCAAAACTATAAATAACCTGGTAGAGTCCCTCAGACTCTAACCAATAACGATCCTCTTTTTCATAAGCTAGTCCGAACTTATCGAGACTAGCCTCTATCCTACGCTCGGCTCCTGGATCCGGAGTAGAGCTATAAAGCTCGATAATATACTCATGATCCTTAATCATGTTAAGATTATCCGCGCCTCTAGCCTCGTATGAGTCTAAATATATCGTGTATGTAGTAGTCGGAGGCTTTAGAAAGCGACACTCTTTAAAGGTCTTATTTTCAATAAAACCGGCGTCAGCTAATACTTGCTTAACCATTTTTGATAACCTCCTCTACCGCTTTAACATAATCCTCAATGATCGGATCACTAGCCTTTTTAATAAAGCCGGTACCCTCAGTCCTAGCTTTACCGTTACGGATACGCCTAGTCGCGTGACCGTACTCTAGTAAGTGAGATAGTCTGTAGTATGGAGCTTTAACGTACCATAAGTAACCGGCTCCTACTGGATTCTCCCACTCTTTTTTACTGGAGATAGCTCTGCGATATTTACCACTCTTTTTTGGAGCGGTCTGCTTAGTAGTTTTAACTAGCTTATCCATGTGCTTTTTTGCCTCGGCTTTAGTGCCGTTAATAACCACCTTATTGTAGTTATCCAACTCTTTACCGATCGCCTCGCTTAACTGATCTACAGATATAACATTACTCATTTAGCACACCCCCAACAGCTTAACGGTTTTATGCTCCTCTCTAAAGTCGTCATAATCCGTTATATTGTAAGGATTACCGTCGTAAATAATCCTATAAAGCTGAGTATTAAACTCGATCTCTTTAAGTGCCTTAAAGTATCTAACCTCGAAAGTCTTAGTAACTTTATCCTGGATAGCTCCGGCGTTTTGATACTCGTTATTTTTGCTCGCTTTATTTATATAGGCGTGTAGCTTGTACACGTCCTCCCATTTCTCCGTAGCCTCGTTAATTCTTTGGATAGAGATCGGTTTATCATAAGGTTTACTCATGCTATCCCCTCCTCAACTCGAGACGTAACTGTAAGCTCATATCGTCTACCAGGCGTTTACAATTTCCACTGATGTTAGTAGACTGGGAGCCTCGGTTACTATAAAGATCATCCACAATAATTAAGGCTAATTCTTTAACTCTAGGATCCTCGGTAGGATAGTTAGTACCGATAGATCCTTTAAGGTAGGAGTCGGCCGTATTGATTAATCGATTTATATTACGCTCTGTCATTTCGTCCACGTAGTCGATCCCTAAATAATCCTCAACCTCGTCTATAGTAACTACCATACCTCAACCTCCTTAACCCTTTACGATAGGATCCGTAGGCTGACTACCGGTACCAGTATTTAAAATACTGTTGATAATCTCGCCTTTAGTATTCTGAGACGTAACTCCCTCGACGTTAAGATCCTTAGCGAGTGCCAGGAGCTGAGACTTAGTTAAAGCCTCAAGCTCCTCCTTGCTATACTCTCCGTCTCCGTTAGTGTCCGCGAGGGAAGTTATTCCCCCACCTGGATATAACCGTTAACGATGGAGTCGGCGTCCTTAACTCGATAGTCGTTACGTTCGATAGCTCTCATAAGAGTCATATTCTGAGCGAAAGCGTTAAAGGATCCGATAGTTGCTACTGTAGAGGCGTCAATAGTGATCTTCTTACGGTCGTACTTTCTGACATAATCGAAAAGGTTACCTACGATAAATGGGATCTTATGACCTACTACCTTTTCGCTACTCTTAACCTCAGTACTTACAAAAACGGAATTAGGAAGTACCTTAATAGGAAGTACCGTAGTACCACAACGAAGAGTCATATTAGCCGGAGCGGTAGGATCCGGATTGAGTAGAGGTCTACCAGTAGTATCTTTAAGAGTATCCAGGTAGTTAAGT